GAGAACTTCGGATTGACCGAGCGGAGGGTCGCCGCAGCATCCGATGCGTTCTGCATGGCCTGCACGCCTCTACTGGCGACCTCACCAGCCACAAGCCCCGCGGTTCCGCCAATATACGGGTCTGAGTGCGATGTCATGCCAAGCATCGCCCCCACGCCAGCCAGCGTTTTTTGCGCTAGCTTGGCCATGCCGTAGCTCGACTTCGACGGGTTGGTGGCCTTGGGATCGGGCACCAGAAACTTCACCGTCTGGCCGTAACGGCGCATCAGTTCGCGCTCCTCGGGGCTGTAGAGCGCCTGTGCCAGCGCCTTGCCTTTGCCATTCAAGAACTCATTGACCGCCGTAGAGATCGCCTGCGGCCCTTTCTCTGCGGCAGTGGATCCCTGCATCACTCGCGTCCATGCGCCTTGCCTGATCGCTGACCATTCAGGGCTATCCTGCTTGAACATGCCCTTAATCTGCTGAGCCACCCGCACCGTCGTCGCAGGAGGATCAACGATCGAGGAGCCGTAAAGCCAGTTACCAACCTCTTGGCCGGTCACATTCTTAGTAGCCATGTTGGAGATCACCCGGCTGGCGTCATCTCCCTTCGTTGGCGTTGTTATGCGACGATACTGATGCCAAAGCTGACGATGCTTCTTCAGCGCATCGAGGCCCTTCGGGTCGCCACTGAAAAGCTGGGTGTCGACAGCATCATCAAGCCAACTGTCAAAAGCCCGCTTAACATGGCCAAGGGCCGTCGCATCCGCCGCGTTGATAGGCTTCATGCTGAGGATGCGCTGCCGCACCTGATTGATGCTGACGACGTCCAGAGCCGGCGTCCCCTGCGTACCGCTCAAACGATTTGCTGGTACACCGGGCGCCCCACCAAGCCTGTCGATTTCGGCCATGGCACTGAAGGCGGTCGGCTGTAACTTTTCATCAAACCTGAAAGGAACAGCCTTCAGCCGCTGTTCGATATCCCGCACGACCGTTTGCGCCGCGCCGGGATCGAGCGTCGGATTGAGCAGCTCAGCCTGATCGATCTTTGCCTTGCTGGCGCTGCGGAGATCGGCGGCTTGCTGCTTAACCGCCGCCGCTAATTGCTCGCCGGCAACATCAGCACCCTGAACCGGTGCAAAATTCCCTTGGAATCGCTCCCGCATCTGGCCGCCAGCAGTATCGACCGCCGCCCTTTGCCGCACCCCGAACTGCTGCATCGTCTCAGTGGCGCGCGGCCCTTTAGCCCCGTGGCGGGCGGCCTCCTCAAAACTCTGCTGAGTGATGTTGCCTGTGGCCTGCCCCTCGGTTAGCGGGACCTCGAATTCCTTCGCCATCCGGATGCGCTGGTTGGGATCGACGCCGGGAGCCGGCGGCCGCATGCCTTTGTTGCGTCCCAGATAGCCGGGAATGCCGACCGCGCCGGCCCCGCCGAGAATGCGTGCCCCAGTTTCCAGTAGCGGATTGCCCGGCGCCAACGTCTGAACCGCCTGCCCTGCCCCCTCGCTAACCAGTCCCGGCAAGACGCCGCGCTTAAGGATGTTTCCGCCGAGCTGAGTAAGGCTCTTGACCGGAGATGCCACCGCGCCAGTGGCGAACTCCCCCGCCGTAGCGGCATACTTACCAGCAGTAGTCTGTGGCTCATGCAGTTCGATGGCGCCGGGTACCTTCGCAGCCGCGTCACGAATGTCCTGTGATGTCGGCGGACGAAATGTCTGCGCCTTGCTGCGGCCTTGTTCCATTGCCGCTTGCTGCTCTGGCGTTCGCTTGTAGCCAAGCAGGCTTTCCGCCTTATCGAACAGGGAACCGATACCCCAATCGGCTAAAGCCGGCAGGTCGCCCGCCATGCCCGGTATATTAGCCACACCTCGGGCAAGCCCCGTCCCAGCTGACTTCGCCACGTCCTCGGCTACATTTACCGGAGGCGCATCCGGCGCTGCGCCGCCCTTCATCTGCGTCAGCGCCTTCATCGCCGATGCTGCGTCAGGCGCAGTAATGTCGTAAGTCGCCCCGTCCTTGCCGGTGAGGCTGAAGTCAGGCATCAGCGGGTCCTCTTGATGGTGACGCCGTCGATCACTGTCTGGCCACCCACGGGCAGGTCGGGCGCACCCGTCGAGCCGGCAGCAGGCTTGTTCTTCTGGAACTCCCGCCATTGCGCCATCGGGTCAGGCAAGGCGGCAATCTGCCGGTTGCCCTCATCCCGTGACAGTGACCCGCTTAACACCCGATTGGCGATGTCGGCTGCCTTGGCCTTGGTCTGGAACACCGACGTTAGGGTCTGCGTGGCAATGGCGTTGGCCTGCGGATCGGCGCCTACCGAACCCATGGTCTTGAGGAATTGCGTCAGTTCGAAATCGGACTGCGCCCCCGACCCCGGCACCCGCAGCGATGGCGCCAGCCGAGCGGCGATGGCGTCGGCTGCCTGGATGTCGGACAGGTTCTCGACATTGATGCCGAACTGCTGCGCCCAAGGCCCAATGGCGCGCTTGATCTCGGCTCCCTTGCCAGTCCCGATGTTAGCGTAGAGTTGCTGCAGCGTCTGAACATCCGAGAGACCCTGCCGCGCCGCTGCGCCGCCCTTGGCGATCTCGCCGAAGTTCTCAGCCTGGATTTCGGCGCCCTTCTTGGAAAAGGCATTCTCGGGATTGCCGAGGTCGATCTTGGTGTTCGATGCGCCGGCTTGCTTCAGGGACGTCTGGTAATCGAGGAATGTGCCCTTGTAACCCTGGCTGACGGCGAACTGATATTCCTGCAGAGCGGCGATCGGATCTTTAGGCTTCAACGCGTTGCTGATCACACTCGTCCCAAGCTCGGGAATCTTCCCAGCCGCGGCGGCCAGTTCGGCCGGATAGCCGAGCTTCAGCATCGCCGACTTCATCGCCTCTTGCCGGCTTTCCAGTTCATCCCGCGCCTTCTGCTCCTTGAACTCCGGCGCCGCCTGCGACGCCCCGTAAAGGAAGGGGTTCCCGACGTTCTTGTTGCCAATGTTGGCAAAGCCGGTGACCAGGGCGTCGATCGTCGCCGGGTTCTTCTGGACCCACTGGCCGAGACCGGCGCCCATCCCGGCGGCGGCGCCCGACGTGCCCCCACCGCCGCCAAACAGGCCGCTGAGAAAGCCGCCGCCTTGACCTCCCGCCGCAGGAGCCAGCGGAGCCGCATTGGCCGTCGCAGCACCTGCCCCAGCCGCCGCAGGAGCCGCGCCCGTGCCTATGTCCGAGCCAAGGAGCCTGTCCGTCCCGTAGCCGCCGGAAAGTATCCCCGTTCCGCCTTGGGTCTCATCGGTCGCCAGCTGGTTCGGCACACCCTGCTGCTGTTGCTGCATCATCGCCAGCAGCCCGTTGCCCTGATCCTGGCCCTGGCCGTATCCCTGCCCCGCCCCCTGCTGCCCGAGGATGCCCTGCAGGATGTCGAGAAGCCCACCGTAAGCCATAGCGTTCTCCTCAGAATGGCAGGCCCATCATCGGCGCCAGCTTGAACAGGCTGCCGAGCATGTCGCCGACACCGTTGGCATTGCCCGGCACCGTCGACGTCTTGGTGCCGAACTGACCCAGCGAGCCGCCCAGCCCGTAAATCGCGTTGGCCGCCGACAGCCGCTGCCACGGTGCCTGTTGCCCCTGGTTGTAAATGTCCAAAAGGCTCTGCCGCATCTGCGTGTCGTAGCCCTCGCCAATCTTGCCGGCCTCCAGGGCCAGGCGAGCCGGATTGCTGAGGTTGGCGTAATTCGTCGCGGCATTCTGGCCGAGGTTTCCGAGAATGTTGGCCGTCTGGCCGGCGGCGCTGTTGATCTGGCCGGCCGCCCCCGCCTGATTGGCAATATTGGCGCCCTGCGCCTGGGTCAGCCCCTGGATGGCCTGCATCTGATTGCCGAAGTTCTGGCCCTGCGCCCCGGCGATCTGGCCGAGAAGCCCCGCTTGCTGGCCGGTCCTGGCCAGCTGCTCATTGCTGATCTGCCCCGCCGCCTGCTGCTGCAGGGCCTGGTTGCGACCGAACTGGTTGGCGAGAGCATTGGTGCGAACGTTGCCGACCGCCTCGGTGATGCCGCGCTCATGCACGTCCGAGCCATAGCGGCCCATATTCGAAAAAGCGCGGTTGGCCTGGTCAGCGGTCCGCTGGCTCTCGGTGTCAAGCGCTTTGGAATAGTAGGGGTCATTCTTCGGGTCGAGGTATTTGCCCGAAGCGACGTCGGTCAGATAGCTCTGGTTAGCCCCCGGCGTGCCCTGGATCTGGCCATACAGGTTGTACATGCCGGTGGCGTCGATGGCCCCGGTGGCGATGTTGCTGAGGCTCTGCAGCGCCGGCTGCTGCCAGTTCTGGATGCCGCCCGAGGCCGCCAGGTTATTGTTCATCGCATAGGCGTTCTGGCCGAGCTCGTCGCCGCGCGCCGCATTATTGCCCAGCATCTGCTGGCCCTGCTGCGTCCACCAGTTCTGCGGCGTGTACAGGAGGTCGAAGCTCGCCGGGTTGTAGCCAACCTGATTCTCGACCAGGCTTTTTGCCGACCCGACATTGCTGAGCAACGCGTCTTGCGTCGGCGCCCAGGGTTCCGTCGTGGTCGGCGTGGTCGTCGATGTCCCGCCCATAGCTAAAGCACCTTCTCCATGACTGTCCTTACTGGCTTGTAGGCTCGCAGCGCCCGCTCCCAGCCGAACCGGCCTTCAAACCTGATCCGGCTGATGCCGTGCTGTTTCACGTGAATCTCGATGTCCTCAAGGAAGTGCAGCCAACGATGCATATCCCTGCCAGCAAGCAGAAGGATCTGCGCCACACGCTCGCCTGATGGCCAGTCGCGAACCTCCATGACAAGGACGCCCTGCGGCTTGCCGTCACCGCCGCGGACCTCGAAGATCCAGGCCAGGCCCTCGGTAGCGAGATGGTGAATCCATTCCGGCGTCAGCTCGCCCGACAGCCGGGAGCAGCCAAGCTCGATCCACTCGGCGAGCAAAGGCCAGGCGGCGGCGACGTCGGTATGCTGGTAGAACCCGACCTGAAGCTCAGGTGCCTGCCGGTCGGACCGGATATTCAATGTAGGTCACCGTGACGTCTGAGCCGGCGGCGCCGGTCACCTGAAGCTGGTCGCCATGCGTCAGGCGCAGCGGCATGCACTCGATGAAGCCCTCGGTGGCCGCCTTGGGCAAGGCGTAGTTCGTCCCCGCGGAATCATCGACCCACTCGATCAGGCAGTCGACCGGATGACCAGTGGCGTCGGCGACGGCGATCCACACCACGTCATAGGCCGCCTCGTCGGGCACGGTGATGATCGTGGTCACGGTCGTGCCAGTAAGGTTGACGCCGACCGACCGGTATTTGGCCGCCGGGAAGACCGCCGCCATCAGCCAGCGCGACTGTCCCAGTGAACCAGCGCCAGCTTAGCTAGCTGGACATTGTCGCTGCGCACCGCGTCGGCCAGCATGCCGGCCCTGACGATCCAGTCATGCGGCACCACGGTCTGGCCGCTCGCCGCTGGACGATCAGGCAGCGGCACCACCGGCCGCTTCTCCAGGCGATCGATGCGCTCCTTGAGCACATCCCTCACCGCGTCTTCTGTCGACGTATTGACTATCTGCGTCATCTAGACCCATCCGGTTTCATGGCCAATTCTATGCCCTGCGCGTGCGACCACGCCGCCCCCGCCGGGATCGTCATCCTCACCCTTTGAATGCGCCCCATCGACCGCATCCAGGCCCACCCACGGCGATCGATCGGCCGCTCGGCCGTCCATACCGTCGCATCGGACGGGCGTTCCTTGCGCCCCACCGCGATGGTCGCCGCCGCGGCGTCGGTGAAAGGCTGGCAGCCCTTGACGAAACCGCGCTTGCCCGGCACCGGCTGGAAGTCGGCGGTCTCGATGATCGCCTGCATGGGCGGGCCATTGAAGAACGCCAGGCGATGATCAGCGGTGAATGCCGCCCAGGTCGTCCCGCCTCCGACGAGAAACCGGCTGTCGAGGCTGAACGGCACCTGGTCGAGAT